TCAGACCAAACGTTGCCTGCAGGATTTTCCAGATGTTAAATTCCATCGTGTGGTACCCAACAACTGGTTCAAGCCCAAGGATCTCGAATGGAAAGAAAACATGGATCACTCCACAACTGAAGAATTACTATCAAAATTTGACCTACAGATAAAGATCTAGCCAAAAAGTAACTTTATCACCACTAATTACACCGTTTTGGCCCATATCCAGTAAATACAAACACTTATAAGTACAAATCTTTATTAATGAAGGAGCACGTGTAAATGTCAAACAATAAATTTGAAAGTTTATTAGAACTACTAATAAATGAAGAAAACGATAAAGCAGAAGCTTTATTCCACGAGATCGTGGTAGAAAAGTCGAGAGACATCTACGAGAACCTAGCAGACGAGTCTACAGATGAATCAAAAGAAGATGCTAAAGTTGATGAAACTACCAAAGAAGATGAATCAGACGAACAGGTTGATGAAGTGGTAGAAATCGAGGACGAAGCTACGGAATCAGAGACTACTGAAGAAGAATCAATTGAAGAAATGGGCGGCGACGCTACTGACGAATTGGTTAAAGACATCTCAAGCGACGAAGAAGGCGATGCGGAAATGCCTGCAGGTGACGAAATGCCAGCGGACATGGACCCAGAAGCTGACGCGGAAGGCGATGTTGAAGACAGAGTAGTTGATCTAGAAGACGCTTTAGACGAACTAAAAGCAGAATTCGAAGCAATGATGGGCAACAAGGACGGTGAAGACAAAGAAGAAGAATCTTTAGAAATGCCAGCCATCGAAACTCAACCAGAAATGTCATATGAAGCTAAACATGGAATGATGGCAGGCAAGAAAATGGATAAGAAAGACATGAAAGAGTACAAAAATCCAGTGAAAGCCGATCATTCAGATCATTCAGACAAAGCGGCAAAATCACCAGTTAATACATCTGTTAAATCAGCAGGTGGAACAACGGCTAACATAGCAAAAGGCGGAGCAGAAGAAAAAGGAAGACCGGCTCCAACCGCGGCTAAAATGGCAGGTGACTTTGAGAACACAGGCGGAAAAGCAAAATCTACTTCTTTCAAGAAGCAAGAGAAGGCCGACACTGCTGACGGTTCTGATAAATCAGCTAAATCACCAGTTGCTTCTAAGTAATTGTTGATTTAAGGGAGATCATCGGATGTCATCACTATATCTAAGAGAGAATCTATCTTTTAACGAAGCCAGATTACAGATCTTACACGAGAACGAAGGTAAAGATTTGTACATGAAAGGTATCTGTATTCAAGGTGGGATTAAGAATGCTAATCAGAGAACGTACCCAGTGCAGGAGATTGCGAGAGCGACCAAAACACTGAACGATCAGATCAGCTCAGGATACTCTGTGTTAGGTGAAGTGGATCACCCAGATGATTTAAAGATTAATTTGGACCGTGTGTCCCACATGATAACAGAAATGTGGATGGACGGACCAAATGGATATGGTAAGATGAAAGTCCTACCAACACCAATGGGCCAACTTGTCAAGACTTTGTTGGAGTCGGGTGTGAAACTAGGCGTATCAAGTAGAGGATCTGGAAACATGTCCGAGTACGGGAACGGTGAAGTTTCAGACTTCGAGATCATCACAGTTGATGTTGTGGCTCAACCTTCGGCACCAGGTGCTTACCCCACGCCAATTTACGAACACCTACTGAATACAAAGGGTGGTAACATGGCAAAGGGTTTGGCGGCAGAAGTTAGAAATGACCCGAAAGCACAGAAGTTCCTCAAAGAGGCGTTAACAAACATAATAAAGGACCTAAAATAATGATTGATGCAATATCAAAATTGGTCGAGTCTGGAGCGATATCAGAAGATGTTCAAAAAGGCATCCAAGAAGCTTGGGATTCTAAGATCAAAGAAAACAAAGAAACAGTGGGTGCGGAATTAAGAGAAGAATTCGCTCAAAGATACGAACATGACAAAGGAAACATGATCGAGGCCATCGACAAGATGATGGGCGAGAAGTTGTCTGAAGAGATCTCGAAATTCGTAGAAGACAGGAAAGCACTTGCACAAGAAAAAATTGCCTACAAAGAGAACGTAGGCGCTCACTCTGCCAAATTAGAATCATTCATGCTTTCTAAACTGTCAGAAGAGTTGAAAGAACTACACGGCGACAGAAAAGGTGTTCACGAAAACTTCAAGAAGATGGAAGAATTCGTTGTTGGTGCTCTTGCAAAAGAAATCAAAGAGTTCCACGAAGACAAAAAAGGCGTTGTGGAAACGAAAGTTAAACTAGTAGCCGAAGCCAAAAAACAAATGGCCAAGATGAAAGAAGCTTTCATAACAAGATCTGCTAAAGTTGTAGAGTCTGCTGTAAACAAAAAACTTGCTGAAGAGTTATCATCTCTTAAGGAAGACATTACAAAAGCAAGAACAGTGAACTTTGGCAAGAAAATATTCGAAGCGTTTGCGAGCGAGTACCAGGCATCTTACTTAAATGAGAAATCTGAGACCAGCAAGTTGATGAAAGTTGTTGATGAAACGACTCTAAAACTGGCAGATGCAGAGAAGGCTATCAAAGAGAAACAGGCGGTGATTGAGTCGAAAGAAGCTGAGTCCAAAAGACAGGCTGACTTGATGGAACGTAAGGAAAAGATGGCTGAGATGCTCAATCCGTTGGGCAAAGAGAAGAGTGAAGTAATGAGTGAATTGTTGGAATCAGTTTCAACAGCTAAACTTGAGGCGTCATTCAACAAGTATCTACCACACGTGATGGCTGACAAAGCAGTTCCAGGAAAAATGAAAGTTCTTTCTGAAAGCGGCGGAGACAGAGCACAAAGGGAAGATGCTGACTTAACACATATCCGTAAATTAGCGGGTATATAACAACTAAACTAAAGGAAGATTACAAATGTCAGATATATTTGAATCAAAATGGGGCGAAACTAAAGCCGCTCTTACAGAAGGTTTAGCGGGCAACAAAAAGAAGACGATGGATGTTATCTTAGAAAACACTAAGAGATATTTGTCAGAACAATCTACTGCAGGTGCTACATCTGCCGGTAACGTTGCTACACTAAACAGAGTTATCCTACCAGTTATCAGAAGGGTTATGCCGACTGTAATAGCTAACGAAATCGTTGGTGTACAACCAATGACTGGTCCAGTAGGACAAATTCACACACTTAGAATAAGATATGCAGACTCAGTTGCGTCAAACACGACAGCAGGTGAAGAAGCACTATCTCCATTCAAAATTGCGAAAGCATACTCTGGAAACCAGAACAACACAACTCCAAAAGCGGCATCAACTGCTTCTTTAGAGGGAACACCTGGTAAAAGATTATCAATCCAAATCTTGAAACAACCGGTTGAAGCCAAGTCTAGAAAATTATCAGCTAGATGGACGTTTGAAGCGGCTCAAGATGCACAGGCACAACAAGGTATCGATGTTGAAGCAGAAATCATGGCGGCGTTAGCTCAAGAGATCACTGCAGAGATCGACCAAGAAGTGATTGGTTCATTAAGAACATTGGCTGGAACGGCTAGTGAGACTTTTGACCAAGCGGCTGTGTCAGGTACTGCTACTTTCGTTGGCGATGAACATGCCGCTTTGGCTATTCTTGTTAACAGAGTTGCAAACCAAATCGCAACTAGAACAAGAAGAGGCGCTGGAAACTACGCAGTAGTATCTCCAACAGCTTTGACTATCCTTCAATCAGCAACTACTTCAGCGTTCGCAAGATCGACTGAGGGAACTTTCGAATCTCCTACAAATACTAAATTTGTTGGAACTTTGAACGGTGCTATGAGAGTATACGTTGACGCTTACGCTTCAGACGGTACAGATGTACTTGTAGGTTACAAAGGAGCAAGTGAGGCAGACGCACCAGCGTTCTACTGTCCTTACATTCCTTTGATGTCTTCAGGCGTTGTGCTGGATCCTGCAACTTTCGAACCAGTTGTTGGTTTCTTAACAAGATACGGTTACGTTGAATTAACGAACACTGCATCTTCATTAGGAAACGCGGCTGACTACGTTGGAAAAGTAGCGATCACAGAAGGAAACTTAAAATTCAAATAAGCCCAGCTTATTTTATTTTCAAGGAAAGGCGGCTTTATGTCGCCTTTTTTTGTGACTGTGGTTTCATAAAGCACACTGTTAACAATCTTTTACCGTAAACCTCAAGGATGGTGCACCCTCCTTTTTCTTTGTAGATTATCATCACAAAATTCTGATAAATACACACAGTTCAAACGTGCTCGCACATCTGGTGTGAGACTTATGCGGACAACACCGCGTATCCAGGAGAACTGGAATTGGACTCCTATTAAAGGAGAAACAAAATGGGAAGACCAGTAAAACCAAGTAGGTTCGGTTCAACAGCAGGTGACTTCGAAGTCACTGGTGCGTTTTCAACGGAATCAGTACAACCAGACGGAACAGGTGCAGAGGCAGTATCAACTACAACAGGAAACTACATCGTAGCTCAGAGATCAAGTACGAGATACAAAGTGAATTTCCTATCAGCGGATGGATCAACAAGACTAGAACAAATCTTGGATCTTACGCCGGTTGCAACAGGTTCACTTACAGCAGGCCAATTCTGTATACAGATCATCTTGGATGACTCAACAGTGGCTTACGCAAGTAAGATCTTCAACAACACAGTACACTACAAAGAAGCAGGTGGTGCCACGGGTTCAGTGAAATACTCATTGAGTGCTGAGGGTTCTGATGAAGGTCAAGTGTCAGGCGTTGGTTCAATCGACACAATCTAACACACTTAACGTGCTTTTATGGGGGAGTCACACGCTCCCCCATTCACAACATAAATAATAGCAAATGGCAAAGACTCTTAGAACATCAGGTGATTACACAGTAAAAGCGGGTGCTGGATACAATTCAGGATCTGGATCCAACACCATAATGTTGGACGCCAAGACGGTCAGGATACCGGGTGACCTAACAGTCGAGGGCACACAGACGACCATAGATTCGCAGAGCTTGACAGTAGAAGACCAGTTCATCGAGGTGAACAGGAACAACTCAACGGCGGGCACTGAAGACTCGGGCATATTCTTCAACCAAGGAAGTTCCAACAACCAGATTTTGTACTACGATGCGGACCAGACGGAGTTCGTCATAGGTAGCACCACACACGACGCCACGGTGTCGGCCATAAGCAACATCACACCAGGCAAGATAAGGATTCTAGCAGGCACGGAATCAGACCAAGCGGCCACCAAGGGCTACGTTGACACACAGATTGGCGGAGGTTTCAGTCTCAAAGTTGCGGGCGATGACTCAACACAGATCACCGTCGCAACAGGAAACACTCTACAATTCACGGGTGGATCAAACATCAGCACAGCAGGTGCGGAGCCAGACACGATCACTATGTCGTTGGACAATGATCTAACAGGCATAACATCAGTGACCAGTGATGCATCAAATGGTAATTTAGAATTGAAAGCGAATGGGACAGGACACGTTGTGATCAACGACACACTGACGTTCTCGGGCATGGCAACCGATCCAACAGCGACGGCACAGACAAAAGTTTACAACAAAACAGCAGGTGGCGGCGGTACGGGACTGTACTTCAGGAACTCAAATGTGGGTTCTGGTGCCGTAGGCGAACTGATAAGTAAGAGTAAGGCTACCGCATTAGCGATTGCACTAGGATAAAAATATGGCGATAACAAATTTTCAAGTAGGAACGGCAGTAACAGCGGCATTCACTGCGGATGCAGACACGGCAGTCACAGTGATCTACATCACAAACAAGACAGATGGTGACGGAACAGTTGACGTATACGTGACACCAACCGGTGTGTCGGCAACTGCTGATCACCTAGTGTATTCACAACTTTCAATACAGGCCAGAGACACTTACATCATAGACACAGAGAAAATGATTTTAGAGGATGGTGCAAAGATTTGGATAGCGGCTCCAGATTCAGCGGCACAGTTCAACGCCACCATATCAACTATAGGATTATAATAACCATGGGTAGATACGTAAAAAACCCAGAAGTAGGAAACAACGCTTCAGGTGTAACAATTCCAAACATCACAACAGCCGGCAGACCGGCTGGGGTAAACGG